TAACTGTAAGAGTGGTGCTATATGCTCCACTTGTTACCAATGTTGATCCATCTGCAAGGGTTAGTGTTGCTGATGTAGCTGGTGCAGTTAAAGCAACCTTATTTACACTTGTTGCTGTTGCGACTCCAATGGTAGGGGTTGTCAGTGTTGGACTTGTTGCAAGTACATTGCTGCCTGTCCCAGTGTTTGTAACCGATACCACATTCTTACTGGCATCGAGTGCCAGGGCAGTGGACGCTGTCAGTGCTGAAATAGTAGCAGTACCACCAATATTGATAGTCTTTCCAGTTCCAACATTCAATCCGACTGACGTTCCAGACCCAGCTGCAGCGAAGATTGCATCGACAGAATCTAAGTCAGTATTTATCTTAGTTCCCCAGGTATCTGTACTTGCACCTACCTCTGGCTTTGTAAGTAATAGGTTTGTTGTGGTTGTATCTGCCATTTAAATCACCTTATCTTTTAGTCCATGTTTCTGAATTATTCGTGATTGGAGTCCATGTCTCAGGTGTATTAGATAATGGAGTCCAAGTCTCAGCAGTGTTGCTCAACGCTGTCCACGTCTCAGCAGTATCACTTAATGCTGTCCACGTTTCTGGTGTATCTGGTTCATCCACCCATTTTAGAACACCATTTACTGTTATGGTAGACGTATCTGAAATTGCTATCTGAGCACGTTGTCTTCTAATTGCACTTACAGTCACCGTACTATAAGCAAGCAATGTGAATACATTATTGCAAACAATACTGGTGGATATTGATACAGTTGACGTATCAGAAACAGCAATTCTTCCAATTGCATATCTCTTTGCAGCAATCACCACCGTACTCGTTGAGCTGATTTCTACAGCACCAAATGCATACCTTTTGGCTGCAATGACCACCGTACTTGTATCTGAAACAGCAAAACCACCAATTGCAATACGTCCAGCATTGACAGTTACTGTACTGCTGTCACTTATTGCAATTGATGTTCTGATGACAGATATTGCATTGACTGACATCGAGCTTGTCGATGAAATTGCAATAGATCCTGTCTTGACCTTTGTGCCTGCCACCGTCATGGTGGATTGGTCAAAGATCTCGAATTGTGCTGACTGAATCCTCTTTGCTGCTACAGTAACCGTACTGTATGCAACAAAATTGATTGTGATCCCACTTATTCCATAAACACTAGAACCATATGGTCCAGACCCATATCCTGACCAAGTATTGGCATATGCACCAGACCCATAGTTACCTACGCCATAATATGCCATGACATATTAAGCCAGGGTGATGGTCAAACTAGATGCTGGAATTCTTAAAACGTCACCGTCATTGATTGTTCTTGCAGTTGTCAATGGAGCCCATGCGAGTAAGGTTCCTGTTGTGATTGCATCAAATATTCCAGCCCATCCTACAGATCCCCAGTTACCACCAGACGCTGCAGCAAACTCAATGGCTGCTGCATTTGTGAATGTGGTTGCAGTCCCTGATCCTGAGATGGTTCCAGTCACGACTCTTGCATATCCATTTCCAGATACCTCAGTTCCACCACCTGTATCACTTGGAGCAGCTGTAAAAAGTCCAACATACCAGGCAGTGGGTCTGGTTGCACTATTTGTCGTGAAAACCCAATTCAAGACTAGGTTTTCGGTGTAGTCGGTAAAACTAGACATATCTCACCCCAAAAGTATTTGTTCTTGCTAAAAGAGCACCACCAGACGTTGATCCACGATCATCAGCAATCTTCAGATCATTCAATCCACGCTCATACAGTGTTGCCCATGTTTGAATTCTCTCATCATTTTGTAAATATGGAGCACCTTGAAGTAAGGCACCATAGAGATAAATATCTGGGCTTGAAGTCAATAACCAGTTGGTTGCATTGCTACTTGATAACTTTGTCAACTTTCCATAATAAATTAGTTCTGCTGTATAGGTTGAATCTGGTACAGGAACGACTCTAATTTGAGTACCGACAATACCAAAATATTGTGGTCTGCCTGGTGCAGTGTATTGAGTTCTCAACGAGTCCAATGAATCGACAGTCTCAAACTGCAAAGGTTGTATTGGATTGGTGTTTAATTTAACTGTTCTAGTTTCTAAAAAGTCAGCAGGTACAGCAGAATATTCACCATCAATACTTGCAGTAGCCCTGACAATCATTTGAGTTGTTCTCAAAGTACGCTCGATCTGAGCCTCTGCAAGAGAGATAAAGTCAACAATTACAGATGTCAAGTCATCACGATTGATCCAGTCTGCAACCGATGCCTTCAGTTCTGTATAAGTGGTCAATGCCATTTAAGTTTCCTCTTTTTCTTTTGCTTTTTCTAGGTCACGCATCACCCATGTGTGGTCATGCTTGAATTCAAATGTTCCAATGTGACCAATCTCTTTGCTGACATCGTGATCGATGTAGACCTTAAAACCCAATTCTTGAGCCTTCTTACAAAAGAAGACATCCTCACCCATGTACCCTCTTTTACCAACCTGCCAAGGCATATCAAACCAAGGTTCACTCATGTTTTGAAATACTTCTTTCTTGATGAGCATAATCCCAGTGCCAATACTCCCAACTTCCTCCAGGCCAGTGGAGTCAGGCATCGTGTAGACCAATTGTCGAACACCATTCTCGTCATAGTTCTGAGCTGTGGGTCCAGTTGGCATCCTTCTCCTGGCACAGTTGGCTGCCACAATGTCAACGTCATGCTTTAAAAGACGTTGAACCATGTCCTGTGGGAATGTCATGTCTGAGTCAATAAACAGGATGTGGCTGCATCCTTCACGCATCGCATCAAGACATAAATCAGCACGTTGATTCTGAATGATTGTGCCTTGCATGATCTTTAGACTAATTGCGTCTGTCGTGTTGAGAGTATGGTAAGAGACCATATTCACCATGCAATATGTATAGTTCGTGTGGACCATGTCCCTTGCTGGTGTACAGACTGCAATATAGTTCATACTTGTCCTGGTCTCACTCTAAAGTATTTGTTGTCTGGATCATTCAGCCACCTCTTCATGTAAGCAGTATCTTCTAGCTTACCTTCGGCCTTCAATTGTGCATAAATGCTCATTGGAATACTTGCAACCTTGTGCCACTCACCATTCCAATTGGCCTTCTCATCAACTTGATTAAACTCTTGCTTGTTCTCTTCAATGATCCCTGTCACGTCCTGTTGAGTCTGAATGGTTGCCTCATCAGTCAAAGGATTGTAGTGCCAAGTCCTGGTGATACCAGATTCTTTGTCTTCACTAAATAATCTTTTTTCCATACCAAAGAGGCCAGATTTCTCTGGCCTCCCCCTTCATAGTTTAAGAAGTTATCAAGTCTGCAGCTAAGCCATGAGCTTTTTCTGTCATCACTTGTAAGCCCCACTCAACGATGAGCATACGCTTTTCAGCATCACCAGTTTTTGCTAGTTCCACTTGTTGATATGGACGCAATACGGTCATCTTTGCGTAATCAGGATCGATCACCCAAGCATCACGTTCACGTTGGAATCTATTCGGAATGACCGAAACTTGGCCAAAATCACTGACATAAATGTCTGCAGCACCGATGATTGTGGCTGGACGGTCACCACCATTGATGTTGTAACGCGCTGATGCAATACCAGAGAATCCTGAGACACGCTGTTTGTTGATTGGACCAACCATCAGAATTTTAGGTGTACCACCTGAAGTCCATACTTGCTGAATCACATTCTTCAAAATGGTTTCAGTGAAAGTACGCACATTTCCATCAGTACGCGCACTATTTGGTAGTGTTGTATAAGATGGATTTGCACCATTGGTCTGCATATCTACATTGGTCTTAACATATGCACCCAATGATGCTGTTACTCTAGCAGCTGATGTAGAACCTGCGACTGCAATACCGCCATTCAACATGACAAATTCTTGGTCTCGCTTTAGCTCGCTGCCCCTTTTAGCCAGTTGATAACTTAATTCTGAGCGTCTGCCTGCCTTGTTAACCACTTCTTCAGTGTTTGACAAGACGATGGTCTTTCTGGATATTTGAGCATAGTTGGTCAAACGTACAGTTGCTGTAACTGCATCATATGAACCTACGTCATCACCCTCAAGTTGAGCATTGGCAGCTGCTGTGTCCAATGTATCTGTCTGCCACTCAAACAAAGTGCTGGTAATGTTTGAACGTCCAATATTGGATGTAAATGGAGTCTCTTCTGGAGCAATATTTGTGATGACGTTTGATAAGTCTTCACGAATACCTTTTGCACTATACGTTGTGAACGTGTTTGTTACGATTGTCATGGTTTACTACCTTAATAAAAGTGAAATGGCATGGGCTGCATCATCGATGCGACCTGTTTTTGCAAGACGCTGCTTTGCGCGTGACGATTCACTTGTTGTAGAAACCCTTCCAGCTGCACCTGGCGTGGCTGGTCTGGGTCCATTGTTCACCACTGGCTTAATACCTTGACGTTTCCCCATCATGTTGTCGTACAGTGCTGCTTTACGCAACAAAACGACTAGACGATGATCTGAAATGCCCTTCATGTCTTCATCAGAGTAACCTGCATCAAGTGCAGA